CGGCACCCGTCTTGCTCCTCTCATCTCCGACGCCCTCGACCGCAATCCTTCGCTCGCAGAGGACCCTGATGATCCATCAAGGGGCCAGCCTACCGACCCGCGAAGGTTCAGTCATGCGGACCTCCTGGAGAGAGAACTGAGCTATGGCCGATCCGGCTTCGCCCTCCAGTTCGCCCTGGACACGTCCCTCACCGATGCGGAGCGTTACCCGCTGAAGGTGTCGGACCTGATCGTGATGTCCCTGAACCCTGACAAGGCTCCAGCGGAAATCATCTGGGCATCCTCGCCCGACCTCATCATCAACGAACTCCCGAACGTGGCTATGGGTGCCGACTACTACTATCGGCCCATGCACATCAGCCGGGACGAGTGGGTCGAGTACACCGGCTCCGTCATGTACATCGACCCTGCCGGTCGCGGTAAGGACGAGCTGGCCTATGCGGTGGTCAAGATACTTCATGGTCGCCTGTTCGCTACCGCTGTCGGTGGCTTCAAGGGTGGCTATGAGGAGAAGGACCTCCTCAAGCTGCTGGCCATAGCGAAGGCTCAGAGGGTGAACCACATCCTCGTCGAGCCCAACTTCGGTGACGGCATGTTCGCCCAGCTACTCAGGGCACAGGCTCAGAACGTCTACCCGGTGAAGATCGAGGACGGCGAGTGGTCATCCGCGATGAAGGAGTCTCGGATCATCGACACCCTCGAGCCCCTGATGAACCAGCACAGGCTCGTTGTGTCCCTCGACGTGATCGAGCAGGACTATCGCTCGACCGAGAGCTACCCGGCCGAGGAGGTGAACCACTTCCGGCTGTTCTACCAGATGACCAGGATCACCCGTGACAGGGGGGCTCTGGCCCATGACGACCGCCTCGACGCTCTGGCGGGTGCCTGTGCGTACTGGCTCAAGCACATGTCTCGGAACGTGGACAAGGCGCAGGAGGACTATCGACAGGACCTTCTCAACGTCGAGCTTGAGTCCTTCATGGCCAACGCTCTGGGTCGTGAAATGGCTTCGGGAAAGGGGTCGAAGTGGGTCTCTGTGGCCCGTAGGTGATTGTGCTGTGTTGTCAGTGACTTAGGAATTAGTTGCTGTAAAGGAGATCCCCCTCCCCCATTATCCCAGTATATAACCTCTATAGAGAGGTTGATTAGGGTGTGAGTATTCAGGGTAAGGGGAGGGGAGATCAGGGTACCCATTATCCCCCCGCTATAGCCCCCTATAGAGAGGTTGATTAGGGTGTGAGGAATCGGTGAGGAATCCTCCCCTCTCCGGTAGGCACACCTTCACACACCGACCAAGGATCACCCAGGACGGATCGGCATACAGGCCACCTGTCAAGGGGAACCTAAGGGGGCGGTTGAGGGGCGGTTGAGGGGGTCAAGCCCTGAGCCGTATATTTCCCGAAAAATCTCTCAGACCAACCTCGAACACAATGTACCGCGCACCCCCCCTCGGGTGCCTGTCGCGCCCGGTATCACGCGCACGATAAACGCGCGTACCTATTCCCGCGCATGGGCACATCACGCGCCCTTTGCCGATCCGCGCATGGGCACGCATCGCGCCCGGTTTGCCACTCCCTTTGCCACCATAGGCCAGCCACGATAGGGCCCGCCTAGCCTCACAACGGATATGCAATCCCATGCGCCATTAGGGCAGGGCAGGGGCAGCTCATCGTTTTGGGATAGGTAAGCATTGCTGTCCTATTATGGGGACTCAATGGGGACGCAATGGGCTAGGAATTGCGTCCTAGTGCTGCTTAATGTTTTTCGATTTATTAGCAGTCGCTAATATCACCCGGTGCCGACCTGGTGGCGCTCACTAGGGGCCAGTCGAGGCGCTCACTAGGGGCCAGCGAAGCGAGCACGCTAGGAACCGCACGAATGGGCCATTCCGTTGCGATATGGCGAACCATTGCGCCCATAGCAGACAATTCATCAATTCAGCCAATGGCTTAGGCTTAGGTCGGGTCGGGGTCGATCCATTCGAGCACCGTCGGCCTATTGTTTTTGCCCTAGGACGTCGATTTTATTCCCTCAATCAATCCAATGGCTTAGGCCTGATTTGATGCCTCTGGGCAGCGATTGCCCTCAAAAATCGTTTGCACGGGCGGCACGATTGGCCGACAACCCAAACAACGGAAGTGGTTCCGGGGGACGCGGTTCGCACCCCACAAGGTTCCACCCCAGACTAAAGCCTAAGCCTACCGACTATCGGCACCTGTCTGGCCTTGGCCTTTCGCCGCGTTCTTTGAAAATTGAATAGGACTATGCACAAGCAATCCGGCCTTCGGGCTGAATTGCAAGGGGTCGGCCAGTGTTAGCACTGCCAAGGCCTCTAGAGATGCAAGCCGAAAGCGACAACAACTAACTCGGTTCCAGCCAAGCCAAGGCGCGGCAAACGGAACAAGGTTAGGGGTCGTGAGTAGCCTCTAGAGGATAGGCAAGGCGCATGAAATGGTCTGACCTAGTGCCAATACAACGAAAGCAAAACGCAAGCCGCTAGGGCACATGCTCTGGCGGTTTTCTTGTGCTTTCCGCACTAAACCAACGGGGTTCCCAATGGAAAAGATTGCAAACGGCGCTGTCATCTATCGCGGCCCGTCGATGCTTGATGGTTCGCCTATCGTGGTCGTGGCGACTGGCCTTGCTGGCAAGTCACGGAACGAAAAGACTGGTTCACTGGTTCAAACGTGGATCATACGGGATGACATGACGCCACAAGCGGCGGTCAAATCCGGTGCCGACGCTTCGATCTGCGGCGACTGTCCGCATCGCGGCACAATCGAAGATGGTCGGAACGTCGGACGGTCCTGCTATGTCACCGTGCATCAGGCTCCCTTGTCGGTCTTCAAGGCCTTCCATCGGGGCATCTATCTCACGGTGGGACGCGCCGAATTGGCCGCGCTTGGTCGTGGTCGCAAGGTTCGCCTTGGTTCCTACGGGGACCCTGCGGCGGTCCCTCTGTGGGTCTGGTCTGACCTGATGTCAGAGGCTGACGCGGGAACCGGATACACCCACCAGTGGCGTAGGTTCCCAGAGCTTGCCCAGTGGTGCATGGCCTCATGTGACAGCGCCACGGATCGCTTTCACGCAAAGGTCCTCGGGTTCCGCACGTTCCGGGTTCGGGGAGAAGACGACGCAACGGCTAAGGGCGAAGTGATCTGCCCTGCCAGTGCCGAAGCCGGGAAAAAGACGGTCTGCGCTTCGTGCCTTGCCTGTGGTGGGACAAGCGCCAAAGCACGGGCTGACATCGTGATCGTGGCTCACGGTGGGGCAGGGGTTCGGGCGAATTACCGCGCTCGGATCGTTGCACCCTCGCCATCTATCGCGGCCTAGAAAGCAAATCGAATGGGCCTCACGGGGAAACCTGTGGGACCCATTCATGTGCCTTCCAAGCAACGCCAAAGGGGTTCCTAATGGCCACTAAGATCGCCTTCAACTGCGCCAAAGACATTCGCGGCACTCGCCTCTTTTCGGGGATGCGGGATACTGTTCGCCAGAAGTCATACAACTGGGAGTTTAGGAACCTTCGTGGCAAGGCCTTCGATGGAACCTTTACCGACAAGGATGCTGCCAAGGGCTTCGCGCGGCTTTGCATGAAGGTCGGGCTTAGGCGGCTCGAGGCTCGGTTGATCCTTGGCAATGCCAGTGAGGCTGGCACCGCAAAGGCCTTCATAGCTCGCAAGCGGGCTGAGTACAGGGCTCACTTCACGAAGGAAAATCGCCGCACCTGTCACGCTGGCACCAATGGCGCGTATTTCGCTTGCTGGGGATGGACCAAGGTCATCATAGCGCACGAGATAGCGCACTTCGTGGACATCTGCGAAGCCGAATATCTCCACAACAAGAGACCGGGACACGGGGCCGATTGGCTTGGCTGGTTCTCGTTCCTCCTCGTCGATGTTGTCGGCGCTCCCTTCGAACACTTGCACCAGACCCAGACCCTCGCCGGTCTTCGGGCTCACGCAAGGTGAACCAAGCCAGCCTGTCGGGGAAACCTGACGGGCTCACTTGCTTCATCTGAAAACCTGGAGGATCGAACATGGCCCCACTCAAGGGCGAGATCACGAAGCTGCGCGACCAGTACCAGACCACGATTGACCGGCTTCGCGCCCTCGACGTGGCCAATGACGCCGTCATCGCGGAGCTTCGGCGTGACCTCGAAGGCATGACGTGGGATCGTGACAAGGCTGTCCGCCGTGCATGGGCCTTGGACGTGGCCGCTCGGGACTACCTATTGGCCTGTGATGTTGGCCCCAACAGCGGTCATGAGGATCGCGACCTTACCGCTCTGGCCGATGCGGTGTTCGGATGAGCGCCCCAGGAATTATTGCCTTGGGCCTCTGCCTTATGGCCTTCGGGCTTGCCCTCCTCCTCCTGTCTCAGGTGGCAGCATGAGCCACCGCCGCAAGCCCCCGATCAGCCCAGAACATGCCCTTGAACGGGTCACCCTCGGGTTCGTCCTGTTCTGCGCCGCTGGCCTCTGCCTCTACGCGGTGGGGGTGCACCTGTGATCTGGGAAGTTGTCGTCGCCCTCCAGCAGGGTGGGTCGATGCCCGTCCGCATCTTCGCAACGAACAAGGCCGACGCTGAGTACCGCGCCGCCTTCAAGGTCGAGGATCACCACAGCCTCGTCGTCTCCCACGTCATCTCAACCAAGAGGGTGAAACTGTAATGGCCATCTGGAAGCACGATTGCCTCGAATGTCGCTACCTCGGGTCGCTCGTCCGCTCGGACGTGCCACCTGTGGACTTCTATGTCCACGACATGCCCTTCAAGGGCTCCACCCTGATCGCTCGGATGAGCGACGAGGGGCCAGACTATGTGTCGGCTGATGCTGACCTTGCGCCGCACCACATCGGGCCGCTCCTGAGCATCGCCCACACCCTCGCCTGTATGTGATCCAGCTTGGGGCTCTCGACCATCACGGTCGGGGGCTCCTGACGGGCTCATTTTGCCTGAACCCTTACACAGGAGGTGACTAATGCGCGTCTTCATCGGTGGCGAAACTAGCGGGGTTCTTCGTCGGGCCTTCCGCGCTATGGGCCACGATGCGTGGTCCTGTGACGTGCTGCCCGCAGAGGACAGCTTCGCTCACCACATCGTCGGGGACATGTTCGACGGGCTCGACCAGATGCGTCGGCTCGACGGCTGGGTGCCCGATCTGGCCATCTTCCACCCGACCTGCACGATGCACACGCTGGCCGGTGCATGGGCCTTCAAGGACCCTGACTTCGACCGCTATCCGGGGGTCGGATACCACCAGAAGGTCGGCCCAGGAACGCTCGTCGGAGGGGCGCGAAGGGTCGCAAGGCTCAAGGCAGAGGCAGAGGTCGAGCGCATCAAGGCCCTGCCGATCCGGGTCAAGGTGATCGAGAACCCACGCGGGACGCTCCCGACGCGCACCAGCCTCGGAAAGCCAATCGACGTGGTCCAGCCCTATGAGTTTGGGGACGATGCGAGCAAGGCCACCTGCCTGTGGGCCTTCGACTATTACGGCAAGCGCCTCCCGCACCTGAAGCTGCGCCGCAACCCGTCCGACCGCATCCTCGGGCGCTTCGTCAACGGCGTCGAGCGGTGGTCGAACCAGACCGACACAGGCCAGAACCGGCTCACGCCGGGGCCGGATCGCTGGAGCCAGCGCAGCCGCACCTATGAGGGGATCGCTTGGGCCATCGCCGCCCAGTTGCCCCTCGTCGCTCACGACATCCTCAACCAGCGCGACACCATCGCAGCGTGATCCAGCTTGGGGCTCTCGGCACTCGCCGGGGGCTCCTGACGGGCTCACTATCGACCCGATAACGAGAGAGTTTATCCCATGACCAAGACCTTCAAGGTTGGTGACCGTGTCCGTACCACTGGTGCCTCGATCCACGGTGTTCCTGAGGGCACCCTTGGCACCATCATCGGTGTGGACCGGACTTCAGCGAGCTTCCCGATCACGGTCAATTTCGAGTGCAAGTCGGGTGGTGGCTGGCCGGTGAGCCCGTTCGAGATTGGTCGGGTTGGGGCCCTCGCCCCTCAGACCGCCAAGGTCCTCTCGATCCTCCGCGCCAAGGGCTCGCTGACCGCCGTCGAGGCTGCGGCAATCGCCAAGGTGCGCTCGCTCACCCGGCGCATCACCGACCTCCGCGAGGCTGGCTTCTCGGTCCTCTCCGAAACCCGCCGCGACACCGAGGGACAGCGGTATGTCCGCTACTACCTTAACGAGAACGCCAAGGCAGCCTAGTTGGGCCGCTTGTGTCGGGGGAGGGCCATGCGCCCTCTCCTGCACCTGGATCAACCTTTGCCCTTGAAGGGAAGCGCGACATATGTGCTACGAGCAGGCGTTGTCCCTCGTTGGCGGTGAGCCGTCTTGGTCAATCAAGCTGTCCATCAGCACGATGGAAGAAGACTTTCGACTGCTCTCCCGCAAGGAGAAGCGGTTGCTGATAGCCTATAAGGCGGTGATGCGGTACCGCTCAAACTAGATTAGAAGGAACATCATCATTTTGGATAATATTTTGCCGGCCGGTTGGATAGAGAGTGCTAACCCGTTTAGCTGGAACGTCGAAGATTACCTGTCACCGCACCTTCCGACAGGCTTCAACACTGTCATTGGCCACATGGCCTCTACCAACCCGGAAGCCCTCATGTTGATGGGCGAGCCGGTGAAGTCCCTGTACGAGGACCAGCGAGAACTCGACGCCATCTGCGCCGTTCGCTTCATCCCGACAGGGTTTACGTTTGCACCCCGCGCATTGGCTGTTAACATGCCGTCGCTTGGGGTCTATCCCGATGCCCTCCTCGCCGCGTTTGCGGGAGCCTGAGGGAGCCTAGGAACCTAGCCCCCAACCAAGGGAATGTTCATGTCTACCACAACCACCAAGCGTGAGATTGCAACGACATTCCAGTGGATGGTTGCTGCCATCGAAGAGTTCAGGAAGCTGAACCCCGAGATGCAAGCCCAGACCCTGCTCACCTTCTGTGCCATCGCCTCGAAAGAGGGTGAGGTTGGCATGAAGGATATTGAACAGATGACGGGTATGTCATCCTCCTCGACGAGCCGGAACATCGCTGCACTCGGCCCCTATCACCGCAAGGGCAACCCAGGAATGGACCTCGTCGTGGCCTTCGAGAACCCCCAGGACCGTCGGGAGAAGCTGCTCAAGCTCACCCCGAAGGGTCGCCGGGTTGCCGAGAGCATCGTCCGGTACAACAGCAAGAGCACCACCATCAGAACCAACTAGGAGGAACCTATGACAGTCGTTCGCAGGGGAGGGGGCTTTCAGGCCTCCTTCATGGTCGGTGGCATCCGCTACCGTGCCCAATTCGAGGACCTCAAAGGGGCCGAAGCGTGGGAGGAGGACACCCGGATCGCAATCAAGCGGGGCAAGCCTCTGCCTCCAGCCTCGGGCACCGGGTCCTCGTCCATCGCCGCCAAGTTTGGCACCCTCGGATCGTGCTTCTCGTACACGGTCGAGCACGTCTGGGCTGGGCTCAAGTCGGAACGCGACCTAACCCGCAATGGTCGGTATGTGGTCGAGCACTTCGGCACCAACCTCCCGGTCAAGAGCATCGGTCGGTTCGAGATCGACAACTTCATCCTGTCCCTCAAGGACCAGCGCAACAGCGGAGCTACGATCAACCGCAAGCTCGCCGCCCTCTCGCGGATACTCCGTACGGCGGTCGAGCTAGGTGCGCTCAAGCACAAGCCCTCTCTGCCCCGCCAGCGTGAGGCTGAAGGCAGGGAGAGATACCTGGAGCGATCTGAGGTGGCCGCTATCGTCCAGACCCTCAGGACGTGGTCCAAGCCCGACCACGGGGACCTCGTCGAGTTCCTCGTCGCCACCGGGTGTCGGATCAACGAGGCACTCAGCCTCGCGTGGAAGGACGTGAAGCCCGGTTACGTCACGGTCATCGGCATGAAGTCGAAGACCTCGAAGACCCGGCACATACCGATCCCGCCCGACCTCTCGGAGAAGCTCTCGGCGCGTATGCCGGGGCGCTCCAAGGGGCCGTTCGACGACATCACCTACCAGTCGTTCCGACACTCGTTCGAGAAGGTCCTCGGGCATCTGCGCCTCGATGAGGATGACGTCGTGATCCACACCCTGAGGCACACCACCGCCTCATGGCTGGCCATCGCTGGCGTGGACATCTACCGTATAATGCAGTTCATGGGTCACTCAAACGTCTCGACGACCCAGCGGTACGCCAAGCTGTCCCCGAACAGCCTCGACGGGCTCTCGTCTGTCATCAGTGGGGTTGCTGCTTGACCCTGACAACGGACGCATCTATCCGTTGTGCCTTCGTCGCGACAAACCGCCGTGACACTGCCACCAAACCAGTGGCAACGTGGCAAACTGAGGTCCACTCCTCAGACTGAAATACCAATCCCTTCAATGGGTTGGCCTCGTGGCCGAATGGTTAGGCAAAGGACTGCAAAGCGGTTCCTGAGCCTCTCCACCCACGGCAACCATCTCTGGACCGCTACGGAAACCTCAAGTCTCCGGGCGGTCCTTTCTTTTCCAGCGACCCTTGCACTTGCGTCAATGATTTCGTGGCAAAAAGCCCGCGTGGTAAAAGCCCGTGGCAATTGGAGATACCGAATGAACAGCAACAGCCTTTCTTCGTTCGTCCGTGGTAGCGACACGATCCGCGTCGTCACCATCGACGGTGCCCCGTGGTTCGTTGGGGCTGACGTTTGTCGCGCCCTCGGCCTAAGCTACAATTTCTCGTCCCGGTCCTTCACCAACCACTATGTCCGCCTCGACGCCGACGAGCGCATGGCTACTAGTTTGAATGGTAGCAAAGGCCGTCACACGGTCATCAGCGAGAGCGGCCTGTACAAGCTGGTCCTCCGCTCGGACAAGCCGGGTGCCAAGGACTTCCAGAACTGGGTCACCCGCACGGTCCTGCCGACGCTCCGCAAGGACGGCATGTATGTGGTCGGTGAGGAGGACGCGACGACCGACGAGGGGCTCGACGCTCTGGTCACCCGCACGTTGTCCCTCATGGCGGCCAAGATGGCCCGTCTGAAGGTGGCCATCGACAACGTCACCCTCGACCAGTACCGCGCCGACCTGGGCGTCTACTGGCCCCAGTCGTTCGCCTCGCGTGTCGCCTCCTATGCCAGCCGCATGGCCCTCGCTCGGGGCACTCAGATCACCAAGGTTCCTCGCACCTTCATGAAGCCGACTGGTGAGCCGGGGATCACCGCGATCAACGTCTACCCTCGGGCGCTGCTCGACGAGGCCGTGAAGGCCCTTGGTGGCCCGCCCATGAGGGCACTCACCTCGCAGCGGTTCGCCGCCTGATCGTTGCACTAGGGTGGATTGCTGCAATTAAGTTGCAGTCCACCAGTCCCCCCGGTTCCTTATCCCAGTACATAGAGGTTACATGGACCTTCCCACGGATGACCCGCTTTTCCTGCGTCAGGTCGAGCTAGAGCTACACATGCAGGGGCGTGGTGCTGTCCGGTATCGGCAGTCCATAGAGAGGTCCCGTTCAGCCGGTCGTGAGAGCGACACTGAACCCGGCCTTCGCCTCCTCAAGCAGACCGTCGAGCCGGTGGCTGACGCCATCACCAAGTTCATTGAGGATAGTGCCTCGGGCAAGGTTGGTCGGCGCATGACCTCGGCCAAGCTGCTGGAGGGTCAGGACCCCAAGACCATCGCCTACCTGACCTGTCGAGCCTGCATCGACTGGCTCCAGAAGTCGCCCATGCTGTCCACCGCGAGCCTCGATCTGGCGGGGATCATTGAGCATGAGGCGCAGTTCAACGAGTTCGCTCAGAACCACCCCGGTCTGTTCAAGGTCCTGCTCACCCACCTCGACAACAAGCTGTCGTCCCAGGAGTACCGCCGCAAGGCCCTCCTGACGATGGTCTGCAAGTTCCAGAAACCCTGGACCCGGTGGACCATGACTGAGCGGATGCACATCGGGTCTAAGCTGATCGACATCTTCAACGAGGCGACCGGGTTCTTCGAAATCAAGATGATCAAGAAGTCCCGCGTCAAGGCAGACAAGCGCATCTTCCCGGCACCAGCGGTCCTCGAATGGATCGCCAACCGGGAGCTACGCGGGGAGCTTACCCTCCCGTTCCTGCTACCCATGATCTACCCGCCACGGCCTTGGGATCAGACCTGTCGTGGTGGTGGCTACTGGACCCCGGTCATCCCCTCTCTGCACCTCGTCAAGTCCGCCTCCAAGCGGCAGAAGGAGATGATGAGGGAGGCCGACCTGTCCCTCGTCCTGTCCGCCGTGAACGCCCTCCAAGCGACCCCGTGGGTCATCAATCGGAAGGTGTTTGAGGTGATGGCGCACTGCTGGGAGCGGTTCATCCCGGTGGGCGACCTCCCGATGAACGACGACGAGCCCCTCCCGGTGAAGCCGTTCGACATCGAGAGCAACGAGGAGGCCCGCAAGGTGTGGCGCAAGATCGCCGCTCCGGTCCACGCTGCCAACACCCGCGCTCGATCCACCCGCATCCAGATCACGCGGACACTCGAGACGGCCCGCATGTTCGTGGACGAGGCGGCGATCTACTTCCCCTACCAGTTGGACTTCCGGGGCAGGGCGTATGTCGTGGGTGTCGGCGGGGTCAACCCGCAGGGTGCCGACTATGGCAAGGCCCTCGTCACCTTCGCCAACGGCAAGCCGATCCTCACGGACACCGACCTCGACTGGCTCAAGATACACGGGGCCAACGTCTTCGGCTTCGACAAGGCCAGCCTTCAGGGTCGGGTTGACTGGGTCGCTGAACACCACGACCTCATCCTCCGTTCGGCGGCTGACCCCCTTGGTGACCGCTGGTGGGCCAAGGCCGACAAGCCGTGGTGCTTCCTCGCCTTCTGCTTTGAATACGCGGGGTTCGCTAATGAAGGTTGGGGCTTTATCTCTTCATTGCCCGTGGCCCTCGACGGCACATGCAACGGGCTCCAGCATTTCTCGGCCATGCTCCGCGACCCGGTGGGTGGCAGGGCGGTCAACCTCGTCCCCTCCAACGAACCTCAGGACATCTACGCGAGGGTCGCAGAGGTGGTCACTGAGCGCCTCGTCGAGCTTGCCGCAGAGCCGGTCAACGAGGAGACGTGGATCGCCCAAGGCTGGCTTGCCTTCGGGATCGACCGCAAGCTGACCAAGCGTCCGGTCATGGTGCTACCCTATGGGGGCACCCGGTTCTCCTGTCTCCAGTACGTTCGGGAGAGCTTCGACGACAAGGTCAAGGCGGGCACCGACAATCCCTTCGGGGACCAAGTGCCGAAGGCCGTGGGGTTCCTTACGAAGATCGTTTGGGACGCCATTGGCATGGTCGTGGTCGCCGCTCGCAAGGCCATGACGTGGCTCCAGTCGGTCGCCAGGATCGCCAACCAGCCGTTCACATGGACGACCCCCTCGGGGTTCCCCG